GGGAGGATCGGTTCACCTTTGATTATGTGAAGGGCCAATATGATTCGGCCAAGATGGAAGGCAAGCTGAAGAACTTCAGGCAAGAGCTTATGCTCAGGATTTCGTCGGATGAGAGCCGATTGGTTCAGGATGCTGAGATCCTCTGGGAGAAGCGGGCGCCCATCCTGGCGAACAAGCACCTCTACAACTTCTACATTACGACTGACTTCGCCACATCCTCAAGACAGACCGCGGATTACTCGGTGATTGCTGTGTGGGCATACGATGTCACCGGCAAATGGCTCCTGGTGGATGGCGTCTGTAAACGCCAGACCATGGACACGACGATCAACGATCTGTTCAGGTTGGCTCGGATCTACGAGCCTCAGGGTGTTGGTGTGGAAATTACCGGTCAGCAGCAGGGGTTCATCCAGTGGATCCTGGCGGAGCAACTCTATCGTGAGAATTATTTCAACTTGACGACGCAAAACGGCAAGCCCGGCATCCGGCCGGCAACCGATAAATTGTCACGGTTTAACATGGTGGTTCCGCTGTTCAAGGCAGGAAAAATTGCATTCGCAGAAGAACTTAAGAACACTCAGATGTTCGGGATATTCATTGAGCAGATCGCTTTGGCCACCAGAGACGGCATAAAAGGTAAGGATGATTGCATTGACACAGTTTCAATGCTCCAATACATGTATCCGTGGAAACCCAACGTCCCAGAGGTAGTTGTCGAGGCAGTAAGTCGCGATGAGTTCATATGGGGCAGCGTAGACTCCCACGCCGAGAAGGTGGATGACGGAAACTTTGGATCATACGTGGTCTAGTAAATGAGAGGTCATTATGGTCACTTACGTCCAGTTTGCAGAGCGATTGGCACGAGGTCAGCTCAAGAACCAGTCCGCGGTGGAAGACACCAACCTCGGTGAGATCTGCCCTGATTACGCCGCCTCGATCCTGAACCTCACGAACCAGGGGCTTGTGGAAATCTCGACCCGGCTCCCCGTTGTGCGGAAGCTGGTCGATTTGACGTTCGTGGATGGTCAGTATCTCTACCCCCTGGTCATCGGCGCCTTGGCGACCTACCTGGATCATAGCGAGACAGAGCCGTTCCTGGACGACTCCTTCGTGAAGGTGCTGGATATCTACGCGGCCGACGGCACGCGACACCAGCCGAATACCGGTGGGCACATCATCACCCCTGTTTACGACACTCTCCGGTTCACCGCCGCGATCATGGACGAGACCACGGGCATTGGCCCAAAGGTCAGAGTCCAATACCAGGCGAAATACGTGACGATCCTCGAGGATGGTGAGATCAATCTCCCGCCCAATCTGATCACGGCTCTCCAGCTCTGGGTGGCCGGCCGATACTTCTCGGACATGGGCGGCAAGGAACATGCCCTGGTGGGTGACAATTACTACGCCATGTTCCTGCGGCAGGTGACGGAAGACGAAGTCAGGAATACCAGTGGCACCAGCGAAGTCGAAGCGGACACCCGTTTTTACGATAGCGGGTTCGTCTGATGTCGAGCCAAGAGCCGCAGGTATTTGCTGAAGTATTTACCCAGCAAGCTCTGGTGCTTACCATCTTTGGTTCACTCGGTGGCTCTGTGAGAGCTGCCGTTTTAAAGACGGGGTGGCGTGAAAGTCTACGAGTAATCTTCGTGGGCGGCGCCGTCTCTTTCGGTGTTGGGGTAGTAGGCCCCAGCATAGTGACGCCCATCTTTGGCGACCTCGGCACTACCGGGTCCATGGGTGCTCTCACCGCTTCGGCATTCCTACTGGGGCTCATTTCAGTCACCATTGTCGAACGCATCTTCACCAACATTTGGGGAGTGAAGACATGACAACCTCAGACAGAAATTATCAAGACTCGAAAGTTCTCCTGGTTGGTTTCATATGCGCCATGGTGATCTTCACCGTGGTTACCGCGTATGAGGGCAGCTCTCTGGCCCAGGTTGTGCATATTGACTTGGTTCTAGGCAGGTAGTATGAGCGTCTCTTGACCGCAACAACACCGGAGACGAGACATGAAAAAGACCTGGCCCTATTTCACCCCGCTGCTTCTGGTGGCACTCCTCGCTGGTTGCTCCAGTGCTGGAGACTACACCGGGACAGATCGAGGGCTCGATTGGAATATCGAGACCACTCTGGGCGCAAGCGTCCACGGCCGCTCGACCACCTACAAGTTCCAGACGGAGAAGCCCCTGGGCACTCTGACCGTCACGCCGGATGGCGCGATGGACATGACTGGTCCCGCCGTCGAGATCTATGCGCGCAAGCTGTTCTGCGACACGGCGCCCAATGCCGATGATTGCAATGGCTTCTAGGCTGCTCGCTGCTCTAGTTCTGGCCGCCACCCTATCCGGCTGCATGGTCGTTGTGAATTACACTGGCGATGCAGCCGCCGACCTCGCCCTCATCTTCGACCTGGGGGTGGAAATGAAAATGCTGGACGAGGGGGAGGTTTCCAAGTAGAAGCCCACCATGTGTAGCAACCGGGACCGCCAACTAGGAACTGAAAGTTGGCGGTCCTTCAACTCAATCACCCAACGGAGGTAGAACCCGATGGATTATAAAGAAGCTGAGACGGTCGTGTGTAACCTGAACACCAAGGCCGAGAGGAGCCATGATGCGACCGAGGCTCTGAAGTTTTCCCAAGCCGCCCTCAACGCCGCGAACGCCTATTGTTCCTTGAGGGTATACCAACGAGGAGTGTCATGAGATGAGTCTGACCGTCAAAGGAGGTAGCAGCCCCCGTCAGGTGGCGGCCATTCGTGGTCGGGAGCTCATCCGGAAGGAGCGCAAGCGCAAGAAGGCATTCGAGAGTCTGCGGGAAGAGGGCAACAAGCCGTCGCTGAGGCTCGCCCCACTCCAGGCCACTCACCGGAACTGATCCCAACAACCTCCCGAGGACCGAGGCCGCTGGTGAGAACTAGCGGCCTTTTCCCATCAAGTATATTGACAGCGGAGGCTATCCAAAATATTGAAGGCCGGACCCTAATCAATAGAGCATAGGATGAACCATGGCACATGTGGACGAGATGACCTCCAAAGACTCCGAGCCCAACGTGGTTTCCGATCCCGATAAGCTGGACACTCCTGAGGCTGAGAAGCTGACCGATTGGGCCTATGAGCCGACGATCGCGTTTCTGAAAGAGGATCTCGAATATGCCCGTCAAGACAACACCGATCAGAAGACCAACGTTAAAGGCTGGCTGGACCTCCGCAATACAACTGGTTCTGAGACCGGTCGAAAGACCAGGGTGGCCGGCCGTTCCAACGTCCAGCCAAAACTTATCCGTAAGCACAACGAGTGGCGGTATCCGGCTCTAACTGAGCCGTTCCTGAATACCGACCGCATGTTCCAGATCAAGCCCCGCACCGCCAACGACAAGGCGGCCTCCCGTCAAAATGAACTGGTCCTCAACTGGCAGTTCGACACCAAGCTGAACAAGGTCACCTTCATCGATAAGTATATCCGCAAGACCGTGGATGAGGGCACCGTCATCGTTCGGGTTGGTTGGGAGCGCAAGACCGAGAAGGTTGTGGTCGAGAAGCCCGTCTACGAGTATTTTGACATCGTCGACGAAGAGCAGATGGAAGTGCTCCGTCAGGCGACTGCCATGTTCAAGGAGGATCCCGAGGCATTCGAGAGTGACCCCAATATTCCGGACACCCTTCGTGCGTCCGTCGAGTATGGCATTGAAAACCAGCGTGCTGTGTATGCCGAGGAAGTCGACACCGAAGAGGTAATCGAGACCAAGGTCACCTACAACCAGCCCTCGTTGAAGGTCGTCGACGTGGCCAACTTCTTTCTTGAGCCCACGGAGCATGGCGATTGGACCGAAGCCCGGTTCATGATCTACACGTATGAGGCGACCCAGTCGGAGCTGCGGAAGAGGAAGATTTACAAGAACCTGGACAAGGTAAACTGGGCAGCAGCGAAGGTTGTCTCGAACCTCGGCACCCAGGACCATGAGAGCAATACCCCCCAGACCGATACCCGGACCAGCAATAAGAAGGCAGCCATCCTGGTTTATGAGTATTGGGGTGAGTGCGACATTCATGAGGATGGTGTCATGGTTCCCATCCTGGTCACGTTCATCGGAGACACGATCATCCAGATCACCCAGAACCCGTTCCCCGATCGGCGTCCTCCGTTCGTGCTGGTTCCCTATATGCCGATCGACGGCGCCCACTTTGGTGAGGCTGATGCGTCGTTGCTCCAGGACAACCAGCGTGTGCTGGGTGCCGTCACCCGGGGCATGATCGATCTGCTCGGCCGCTCAGCGAATGCCCAGACGGGCTACTCCAAGGGTATGCTGGATCCGGTGAACCTGAAGCGTTTCACTGCCGGTATGGACTTCGAGTTCAATCAGAACCAGGATCCAAAGATTGGGCTTCAGCAGCTCAAGTATCCGGAGATCCCTCAGTCAGCTCTCATGATGGCT